ACTTTAAAAGATGGTAGTTCTAGTATTACTACAGACTACGCATCAATAGATTGGGATGACTTTTATGTTACAACAATCAATGTAGATGGAGAAACAACACCTTATGTCTCTAAAGGTTTAAAGTTTCTTACACATACAGACTGGACAAGATACTACAGAGACAGTGAGAATGCAGATGATGCAGATACTCAAAACCATGGAGAGCCTAGATTTGTAATCAAGTCTCCTGACAATAGAAAGTTTGGATTAAGTCCAATACCTGATAAGGTTTATAATATACACTTTTATGCTTTTGTAAGACCGACTGCGTTATCAGCATATGATGACACAATCACTTTACCAGAGCAGTACAGTAATATAATAACAGCTAGAGTTCGTTATTACATTTGGCAGTTTAAAGAAAGCCCACAACAAGCAGCTTTCGCATTGGATGATTATAAGAAAGGAATGAAGTATATGAAATCTAATCTTATGAATCCAGCTCCAAAGTATATGACAGACGATAGAACTTACTTTTAAAATATGGCACGTTCACAACCATTTACAGTAGCATGTGCTGGAGGTTTAGTAAACTCTGCAAACGCAATAGACTTACTAAGAACTCCCGGAGTAGCTACAGAACTTAGAAACTTTGAAGTCTCTATAGAGGGTGGTTATAGACGTATTAATGGTTATACAAAGTTTGGAACTAATCAACCAACAGGAAGTACTACTGATATATTAGGTGTTATGCCTTATGCAGATGGAGTTGTTGTTTGTGCAGGTACTAACATATACTTTACACAGGACGGAACTACTTACTTACAGATAAACAAAATATCTCATACTAGTGGTGATAACTACTCAACCTTTACAGGAAAGAGTGTTACAGCTAGAACTGGACAAGGGCAAATACAATTTGCAATGTTTGAAGGTGCTGCACAAGACTACGGTACAGTAATTATAGCTGACGGAGCTAACAAACCTTTTAGTTTTAGAATGGAAGGTACTGGAGCTTTAAGTGCTAGAACTTACTTTACAGAAGAAGTAACAGTTACTGGAACTAAACATGCTACCTTTATAACTTCACATGACCATCACTTAATAGCTGCTGGTGTAGAAGATAACGAGAATACAGTTTACTATAGTGTTTACAATGACCCTTTAGACTTTGGTGGTACGGGAGCAGGAGCTGTAACTATCTCAGACAAAGTTGTAGGAGTTAGAGGTTTCCGTCAAGACTTATTTATATTTTGTGAGAACAGTATTCACAAACTTATAAACATAAACAATAGTCAAACTGTAGCAGTTGTACCTGTTGCAGAAAACGTAGGTTGTTTAAGTGGTTATAGTATTCAAGAGATTGGTGGTGACTTAATCTTCTTAGCACCGGATGGACTAAGAACAGTTGCTGGTACAGCTAGAATTGGTGACGTTGAGTTAGGTACAGTTAGTAAAGCTATACAGCCAACTGTTACAGACTTAGCAAACAATATAAATTTATACACGATTAGTAGTGTAGTATTAAGAGAAAAATCACAATACAGATTATTCTATACAAATACAGGAGCTGATAATACAGCTCAAAGAGGAATCATAGGCACATTAAGACCTGATGGATTTCAGTGGTCAGAGACTAGAGGAATAGAAGTAACAGCTATAGGTTCAGGATTTAACACAGACGGTATAGAGAAGTACTATCATGGAGATACAGACGGATATATTTATTCTCATGATACAGGAAATAACTTTGATGGTAACGAAGTTTTAGCAAGATATGAAACACCTAATTATGATTATGGTGATTTAGGAACTTTAAAAACTTTACACTATCTTAGAGTTTCTGCAAGTGCTGAAGGTGTCGTAGAACCAAACGTACAGGTTAGATTTGACTATAGTAGTACAGACGTACCACAACCAGCAGATTTATTTGACTTAGGAATCATAGACCCTCCTTCTAAGTTTAGTGATGCTGTATTTGGTACTAACGTATTTGGTGGAGCTTCTAATCCGTTGATAAGAGTTCCGTTACAAGGGAGTGGGACAAGTAATAATTTTACAGTAATTAGTGAGGATACAAAAGCACCATATACAATTAATGGGTTTTATGTAGACTATATACCTTCAGGCAGGAGATAAAAACAGATGGCAATAACAAAAGTTTCAAGTGGGTTAATATCAGCAGATGCTTCATCTATTGATTTAAATATTGATGCAGGTACTCTGTATCTTGATGTTAGTGAGAATAGAGTAGGAATCGGAACGAGCAGTCCTGATGAAATACTACATGTTAATGCAGCAGACAGTGGGAATAGTTTAGTTGCTTTTACTAACTCTACAACTGGATTAACTACAGAATTTGTTGTTGGTATAAATGCTTCTGAACAAGCAATCATATATAACGAAAACAATACAGATATGATTTT